ATAATGAAAAAAATTGATAAATATCTTTTGACTAAAGAAATATATTTAGATGGCTTTGCTTATCAGATACCTAGAATATGTTTAGAAAAATATTGTGATCATAATGGTTTAGATAAAAAATCATTTATGGAAGAATATTGGGATAATAGAGTTGCGAGGACAGCTTCCGAATTAGAAACAAGAAGAAGATTATCTAAAAAGAAAAAATTACAGAAAGATTTAAGAACTTTATAAAAAAATAAAGAAAGCCCTTTAAAAAAAAGGGTTTCTTGTATATAATAAAAATAATAACGAAATTGAGGCGTGTATATGATTAATTATAAAATTGGTGAATTAATAATATTTAGAAATGTTTTATGGAAGATATTAGAAAGACTTTATGAAGAATATTATATCCTCGAAGTTATAGAACTTATAGATCCTAAAGAAGAGGACAAATTTTATACTATAGGTCATCATTATATATTTAGTGAATATGAATTGGGAATGAATTAAAAATAAAAATAAAAAAAATAAAAAATAAATAGTATAAATTAAATATAATTAAAATGTTTTTCCCTTGGGGGAAAAATTAGAAAGGGGGTGAAATAATGATTTTAGATAATGATATAGATTTAATAGAAAAAGCTTTAAAATTTTATTGTTCAGATATTGGTTTAAATTTTCACAAAACATTTTTTGGTAGTATCTACCGAATAAGAAAAAGAATAAATGAATTGGAGGTTTTAAATGAAAAAATGTATTTTATAAAAGTTAAAGATTTTAAAAGTAAAGATGTTATTTTAGAAATGACTACGGATTTAGAAACAACAAAAAATGCTTATGTATCATATTATAAGCATTATGGTTATGATGTTGAAGTAATTGAGCAATTATCATTAGTTTAAAAAAAAGGAGGTTAAACAATGAAATCAAGAAAAAGATTATCAAGAAGAACATCAAAAAGAATTTTTAAAAAAGGTGCAGTACAAAAAAAGGAAAATAAGGTCAATACATCATCCAGAGGAGGTTATAGATTATGAGGCAATATGTTTATCAATTTTCAGTTAGAAAACCTGATGAAGAATTGAAAAAATTTAGAATTGAAACAGAAACAATATATTCTAATAAAGAATTTACTCAAAGTATGTTGGATGAAATGTCTAAAAAATATGAGTGTGATGTTATGATGTTGCCTATTGGAATATTGTTAACAACAAAAAAAGAAAAAGAGCTTATGAAAAGTGAATTTTATTCTGAAAAAGATATACAAAAATTCATTGATAAATGGAATAAGAAAGTAGAGGCGTAAAAATGAATGTTAAAGTATATAATGCCTGGAACAAACCAAAACATAAAAAAGAAGATGTACATCAAGAGATATATGAGTATGATTATATTGATCAGAAATCTGGAGAAGTAAAAAAAGCTAAAATAAATATTCAAGAAAAGATACAAAGTAATTTAGAAAGAGTTAACTATAAAAAACAAATTGAGAGAGGAGAACTAATATTAGATGGAGGTCCTATTGAACAAGGGTATAGAGATTATACAAGCATACCCGGAGATAAGGTTGATTTTATTGATTTTATTGCTAAAATTAGTCAGCTTAATTCAGAGCAAGTTAATAACTTGGTTGAGCAAGTATCTAAAGGTACTAAGAACATCACAAAAGAAGATAAACAAGAAAACGGACAAACTATTGATACAACTAAACAAAATCAATCCGACAATGGCGGAAGTAATCAAGAAAGTGATGGAGGGAATAAGTAAAAATGGCTAGACATTTTAAGAATAGTACAAAATCAAACGTACAAGACTTTTCTAAGTCTGTAAGTGCATCAGTACCGAGAAGTCGTTTTTATCGCCCTAGTGGCTTAAAAACAACCTTTGATGCAGGAAAATTAGTACCAATATATATTGATGAAGTATTACCAGGTGATACTTATGAAATGAAGTTGCAACATGTGGCAAAAATGATCACTCCATTAACTCCAACAATGGACAATATGGAATTAGAATTTTTTGCGTTCTTTGTACCAAATAGATTAGTTTGGGACAATTGGGAAAAGTTAATGGGTGAAAATAAAGATGACGCTTGGACACCACCAAGTACACCTGTTAGCGTACCAATGTATAATTTTGATGTAGTTCAAACAGAAAATTCTATTGGTGATTATTATGGTATTCCTTTAAATATGAGTTTTGTAAATCATCCTGTTAATATATTACCTTTTAGAGGTTATGGCTTAATATGGAATGAATGGTTTAGAAATCAAAATGTTCAAGCTCCATTACAAGTTTATACAACAGATACAAATCAAGCAGGAGCTTTAATTAATCCTAGAGGTGAATTATTAAATGTTAATAAACCATTTGATTATTTTACAAGCTGTCTTCCTGAACCTCAAAAGGGTGATAGTCAGCTTATACCTATTGAATTAAATAGTTTAATACCTGTTATAACAACATCTTTAGAAGCTATGACAGGAAATCAAACACCTTTAAAAGTATATCGAGCATCAGATGGTACAGCTATAAATAATCAATATACTTTACAATCAGCACCGACTGGAGATAATGTTGGATATGCTGACACAGATGCAGCTGGAACATATCAAGATAATATTTACCCTAGAAACTTATTTGCTGATCCTACTGCACTTGGAAATATTGCATCTTCAACTATTAGTGATTTAAGAACAGCTTTTCAAATTCAAAAATTATTAGAAAAAGATGCAAGAGGAGGGACAAGATATGTTGAAATCTTAAAAACTCATTTTGGTGTTGATGCTAGAGATTATCGATTGCAAAGACCTGAATATCTAGGACATATTAAATCATTTGTTGGTATAAATCAAGTACCTCAAACCTCTGAAACAAATACAACACCACAAGGTAATTTAACAGCTTTTGCTCATTCTCAAGGAAATTCATATTTCTTTAATAAATCATTTGTGGAACATGGTTTTCTTCATATTTTTGTAGTAGCTAGACAGAAAAAAACATATCAGCAAGGTTTAGAAAGATTTTGGTTTAGGCAGGACCGTTTAGATTATTATATGCCTGTATTAGCTCATATATCTGAGCAGCCAGTTTATCAAAAAGAAATATATGCTTTAGTTAATAACCCTGATGTAGTATTTGGTTATAATGAAGCCTGGTCAGATTATAGATATAAACCGAGTAAAACATCTGCACAGATGCGTAGCGATAATTCAAATTCTTTTGACATATGGCATTATGCGGATGATTACTCATCAGCTCCTACATTAAGCGATGCTTGGATGAAAGATAATTCTAATACTAATCTTGAAAGAACTGTAGCTATTTCAGGCACAATACATACTATAATGATGGATGTAAGATTTGATTTAACTTGTATTAGACCAATGCCTGTTAATTCAATACCTGGTTATATAGATCATTTTTAGGAGGTTAGATTATGCGTGTTTCAAGTAGTGCTTATGATATCTCTCAAGAGCAATATGATGATATGACACAAACCGGTTGGTTAAATACAGCTACAGGAGGTGCAACAGATAAAGCTGCATCAGTAGCACAGGCACAATATACAAATTATTTTAATGAAAAAGAAGCACAAAAAGAAAGAATGTTTAATAAGCAAGAAGCTGAATTAGCAAGAATATTTTCTGCGCAACAAGCTGAATTATCAAGGCAGTTTAATTCAGCAGAAGCTCAAAAAAATAGAGATTATCAAACATTGATGAGTAATTCACAATATAAAAGAGCTATGCAAGATATGAAAAATGCTGGTTTAAACCCTGCTTTAATGTATGCTAAAGGTGGTATGTCTGCAGGTACTCCAGGAGGAGCAACAGCATCAAGCAATAGTGCTGGAACTGTTGGAGCTTCTTCATCTGGAGGAGCAAGAGGAAGCTTACCAGGTAATATAACCAATAATGCCGGAGCTTTAGCAATGTTAGTTGGTTCAGCAGTAGCTGCTGGTGTATCAGCCGGAGGAAAAGTCGCAGCAGTAAATGCTGCAGGTAAACAAAAAATATTATTACAAAATAGTATGATGCCTAGCTGGTGGTAATAATAAAACTGTGCATAAGTACTTGTCTATTTATGCACAGTTGACACCAGTCAACAAAAAAGGAGGTTTAAAATTGTGTTTACATCCAACTATGGTAAAAACAAAAACCGGTGAAATTGTTATAACATCTTGTCGTAAATGTTCTGAATGTATGCAAGTAAGAGCTAACGAATGGGGAGTTAGATGTCATCACGAATTATTAGAACATAAAGATAATTGTTTTATAACATTAACTTATGAAAATAATCCTATAAGATTACATAAAGAGCATATGCAATTATTCATTAAAAAATTAAGAAAAAGTATTTACCCTAAAAAAATAAAATATTTTTCTTGCGGTGAATATGGTGATCATGAATTAAGGCCTCACTATCATATTATTATATTTGGTTATGATTTTAATGATAAAAAATTTTGGAAGCTATCAAAATCAGGAAAGGCAATTTATATATCAGATGAGCTTAATAAGTTATGGTCTTATGGTTATACAACTGTTCAAGAAGCTAATAAACAAACTGCTATGTATTCTGCAAAATATTCTACTAAATTAAAAACAGATTTACCTAAACATTTAAAAAGATATCCAGAATTTAATACTATGTCAAAAAATTTAGGTATAAATTCAATAATGAAAAAAATTGATAAATATCTTTTGACTAAAGAAATATATTTAGATGGCTTTGCTTATCAGATACCTAGAATATGTTTAGAAAAATATTGTGAT